CATCCCACCAGACCACGCGAACTTTGTCGGGATTGACGCTCTCGCAAATAGAGACCAGTTCTGTAGCGAACTCGGTCAGCTCTGCCGTGCCGATTGACCCGCTCGTGTCGATGGCAACCACCACCTCCCCGATAGTCTCGCTGATAGCCGACGGAATATAGATGTCATTGGCAATCATCCTGCGGTTGTATCTACGCCAAGAATATTCTTGCTTTCCATTACACGCGGCATTGACAAACTCAAGTAGTGCTTCCTTCCAGTTGATCTTAGGATTCAACAGCTCGTCGATGTTACGTGGCTTGTCCCCGCCCAAGATGCCAGCCAAGATACCGCCTTGACGCAGAGCACCGTCGATCTTCTCGGAGACTTCCTTCTCGTCATAGTCTGCGCCTGCCTCGATGTCGTGCTCGTCGAAGTTCCTAGCATTCCTGACTGCTTCCTCGATGTCAGTTGGCGTAGGATTTTTTTGGCCTTTGAGTTGCTTATCACCTTGGCGTGAATCGCTATCTTGCCCACCGTCTTGACTGCCATCTTGCCCACCGTCTTGGTCGCCTTCTTTCTCTTGCTTGTCTTTCTCTTTCTTCAGATAGTCAAAGACTTGCACCACGTTCCAATCACGGAACATAGGATTCCAAAGCCAGCCTTCACCGATGAGGATGTCTGGGGTGTTCCAACGTACGATGATGTCATTGACGACAAAGTCTGCGGCCATGTTCGCAAGCGCCCGATCCTCTCTGAACAGACGCTTGTAGTGTGTGATATGGCGCAGAAACTTGTGGCCTACCTCGTGCATGACAGTCGCCCGTAACAGTGGCTCATCGCATCTGGCAAGATAGTCTTCACCATAGACCACGTTGATACCGTCGGTGTACGCAGTGGGTACGTCTTTCTTCACTTCGCTCTTACCCATGACGATGATGCCTGAGAACAGCATCGTCTTCTCGTGCTTCATAAGAAACACATGAGCACGCTTTAGCCTCTCGGCCTGACTTTCTTTCATTGTTTTCTCCTGATAAAGAGGGGGCAACGCCCCCGTGAATTACTAACCAAGTAAGTGATGGTTCTCGATGGCCCACTTGTTGACCGTCTCGTTGTAACGGCCAAGCCTTGCCTTATTAGATCTCATCAGCAAGATGAACCACAGTGTCTGTATCTCGACCTGCTTGATGCGATTGACGAACAATTGAAACTTGTTGAGCTTGTCCTGTGTGTCAATATGATCCAAGCCTTGGAACAACATCAACAGAATCGCCGCTGTCTCATCTTCGTGCGGCATATCAATACCCTCCGGATTCTTGATGATGTCATCGAACTTCTTAACCTTCTTCTCCATCTGGATGAACGCACTCATATCTCGTGCGCCTCTCTCGCCGATAGTGCCAGCCAGCAATGCAAGGGTCATCTCCTCCGACAACTTCGCATTGACGATGGGATTGCACTTCTCCAATGAGCGAGGCGATACGAAGGACAACATCGTAGAGCTTGGCCTGAAGATATACGGATTGTCATGCTGGTCGGCATCGAGATAAGACTTCATCATTCTCGGATACATCGCAACAGTTGCACGGATGATCGGATTGATGTTCCTCTCTGCGGCCCAGATCAACCAATCTTTCATGCTCGGCTTCTGCATACGTACGATAGTCAAGCGATTCGCGGTATGCGCAGGTAGCACATCACCTACACCATCACTGCTATTGTTTGACGTAGCGAGGATATACGAACCTTTCGGAAGTGGCTCGTCACCTACTGTTTTCTCTAAATACATTCTAGTAAAGATCGGTTGCAACAGCTTGGGTACTTTCAACGCCTCGTCAACCAAGATCACCTTGGGTCGTGGGTTGTTCATGTTGAACAAGCATGAGATGTAATAGTCCATGCTCTTGGACGCATGGTTTGGAATGGTTGCGGCCAAGTCCATCATCTCTTTGTTGGGACCGTCGATGTAGATGTAGTCGTACTTGTCATCTTCAAAAGAGTCACCGACGTTGCGCCACTTGTCACCGAACATCTCAGCCAGACCACGGAGGATGCTGGTCTTACCGCACCCAGGCTCGGACAAGACAAGGACAGTGTTCGTTGTGCCGATAGCGGCAATGGCTTCAGTCGTTTGACCGATGGTCAGTGTGGGATAAGTTGTAATAGAAGACATGTTGTATTTACCTTTTAATGGTTGAGTGAAACGTTAATTAAGACTTAATACCGAACTTCGACAGGATGTCATCCATGCCATCTTTGACTGTCGCTTTGACAGCCTCGGAGTCACGGATATCTTCGGCGGTGTAGTCGGCAAGCACCTGTCGAGCTTGCTTGCGTATCGCCTCGATCTTTGGATCTTGGATGATGTTGAATGTAGCCAAGGTATCAATCAATTCTTTCGCGCCTTCAATCGTAGACTGATAGACCTTCGGCTTGCGCTTGCCCTCCTCTGGTTGTGAACATGCGTGTGCAATCCTCTCGATGTAGTCAAGCAACTGCTCGCATGCGCTAGACATGACATCCTGTATCTGATCGTTCGCCTGCTGTGAGTAGTACTGATTCAGATCTTCCACAATCTCTTGAGCGATTGAACATCTGAAGTCTGCAAGCGGCACAGGGGCAATATGCAATCTCATGCTGAAGCGACTACGCACCTCTTCGACCGATGGGTACAGAGTCTGGTCGAACATAGTCCCCTGACTGAATGCCATCTGCGCAACGATAGATGGGTAGTGGTTACAAAAGTCATTAACAAGTGCATCGTGTTCAGCCTCGTGGTCGTTGTACTCGGCCTTGATCTTCTCAAGTCGTGCCATAGGCAAGAGTCTCTGTGAGCCAGCCCAGTCGAAGGTTGGTTTCTTGAGCCAGTTGTACACACTCTGCCGATGGATGGTCAGCTTCTCGTGGCGCTTATCGCCAGCCAAAAGGTTTTGGATGAAGCGGCCAGCCTTGGGGTCGGCATTCTTTGCGCTAGTCACTTCGTCGGAGACTTTGCGGTCTTGGCGTGTCGCTGACCAGACTTTCACCTCGACGTTAATCAGTACTGAGGATGAAGCAAGTGAAATAAGGTAATCGGGTTTCTTGAGTATCATGGTATTTCTCCTAAAATGTAATAACGTTAAAACCAAATAAAAGAACTAATACAGTGGCGACGAAAACCATCGCCCATGCAACTACTACATCAACGTCCATTCTTCCTGTCCTCTCTGGCGTAGACTTGTTTTACAACGGTTGTGAACGCATTGATCGCTTGGAACTGAGTGTATCCTTCGACGCAGAAGGCAGATGCAACCAAGTTGATCAGCACACACTGACCTACTTCTTTGTGAACATTATTTTTAGGATCGCTAAAGAAGTGAGTTAACGAATTAGAAAGTTTGTTGCACTCCGCGTCGAACTCATCATTTGACATTTCATGTCTGGGTGAATCGCTATTCATATCATTTCCTCTTCTAAGTAAATACCTACGTTGCCTTTGAATTTGTTCTGCATCGGTTCTTTCTTGCACAACATACATGAGCAAGGGCGACCATGCGTCGAACTCCACTTGCCAAGCCGTGCGGCATCGTCTGTAGAAAAGTTCCACAGCTTCAGCTTGTGCTTGGTCTCTTCCTTGGCACGCTTGTCCTCGTGCCGTGTCCTTGCACGGGAGGGATTCTTCATCCACTCGAAAACAACTGGGTTGCGCTTTTTCATTTCAGCTCCTCTGGTATGTCTACTTCATCACCTAACTTACTTGCCACGTAGCACCGCATAGCGGCGATTAGTGGGGTGGGGCCGTTCTGCATAGCAAGTCCGCCAACGGCTGGGCACTCTGCTTCCCACAATGAGTCATTGACGCAATGTAGATCGACCCATTCCCGCTCAATGATCGGCCCACCTTGCGCCCAATCAGTTGAAAAGAATGGAGTTGACGGATCGTCGCAACATTCTTCGATCTGGTTGACTGCCCAATCAAGGGCAGCTCCTGTTAGTTCATTCGTTTTCATTCCCACGGCTCCCTTCTGAATTGCATGTGTGCGTTCAGCACCATGTGAACTGAGTATGTGTTCAATGATTGGCTCATGCCTTGCTTCTCGGCATAGTCTCGTGCTTCTTCCTCAGTATCAAAGAAGCCGTAAACATCTACGGACGAATGGGGGAAGAAATTCAAGATTACCCACTTGCCTGTTTCTTCGTCGGTTGTGTTCATTTCATGTCCTCGTGAATTGCTATTTAATATCTTTGGGGTAGCGTAGACCTGTGTTCAGGTCAAGCTGACCAGCAAGTTTGGCGAGGGGGATTACGTAGAGATTGGCAATCTCTCGCATTGTGTCGCACAGTTCCTCGTCGGTTATGAGTCCCGTCACGTACTGATTGATTACTTCTGCAATTACATCATGCTTGATTTCAATCATTATCTGGGGGGTGTCGATGTCTGCGATTTTATTGGTAATCATTTGACCAAGCCTCCCTTGTTATTAAGACCTGCGAGCAGGTCTCGGTCTGTGATGAGCATGTAATTGCTCTTGTGCATGGGTGCAATGCACCAGTGGCGACGAGCTTCGATGCTGTTGAGTTCGCGGCAGTCCCAGCAAAAGCCGTTGAGGGTGTCGATGGGGTCCATGAGGTCGTGGCCGCAGTCGCGGCAGTGCATGTAGCGCATGCGTTGCATAGTGATTCTCCTGTGAGTGAAAAGGTAATTAAACAAAGGTTGGTAGGCGTAGCTGAGTTCACGCATGCGTGAACTGCTAACTACGGGACAACAAATACTGCGGTACTACAATAATATTATACCACAAAAACGTTTTACCACAAGGGCTTTATTTGACTTTTTTTATTAGCGGATTCTGTTCCAGCGGTTCCAAAAAATTAGAGCGGTCTTGGAACAAGTGGAACGGGGGAGTTTTGAAGTTAAGTTATTGATTTATATAGAAGTATATATATATTTTATATAGTAATTTAGTAGTTGTTCCACAGTTCCAGTGTTTTTTGGGTCGTTTCCCTTTTTTGTTTTTTCGGCCCCGAACTTTTGAATGCAATTGCAGAGGACGTTCCATGCCTCCACATTTCTGAAAAAACCCCACTATACTTTAAAAACGTGGAACATTGGAACAAGAGTATGTAAGTCTTTGATTATAAAGGCAAAACCCTGTTCCACGTTATAAATTCTGTGGAACTTGTGGAACGCATTTCACGCATGCGTGAATCGCTAATTAGGGGGTTGACACCGCGCAAAAAAAGTGATACCCTGCGTGCAGGGTATCACCGAAGGCCAAAATAGCGACGCGCACACAGCACGCCCACAGAAAAATAACTGGCTTCAGTTGACAAGGCAAAAAAAAAGTGCTACCCTGCATGCAGGGTAGCACCGAAGAATTACTTGATTGACCAGTAGGCTGCGATTCTGCGCTTGGTCAATTCGACGTTAGCAGTAGGATCATTACCACGGCTATCGGCGTTCCTCACACGGGTGAGGATTTCATCCATTATCTTTTTCTCATACTCACCAAAGGCTAAGGCTTGAACCCTTTCGGTTTTGATTCCGTTCTGCGCCTTGTATATCTTTGTCGCCTTGGTAATAAGATCACCTAAACGATTTGAGATGTAGGCGTTACAGTCCGTTTTCAGTCCCTGTATCAACTGATAACGTACGTTATCGTTAGTTTTCATGTCGTTTAACATTTGCTGAGATATGGCAAATGCTACGGGTACTGAAAGCTTGAACTTTTCGCATGAAAGCTTTTCGAGTTCTGCTGAGGTTTTCTCAACGTACTGGCCATCAACTATGGCAAACAACCGCTCAGGCTTGATAGCCTCACCGTAGTGGGTCATGTAACCACCGCCAAGTTCCTCGCGCTGTTCTTTGTTGATTTGATCTTTGCGAGGAACATCAGGGTTGCCAAGGGTTGAGATTCTCGACATGGCAAAACGGGCAATATCTTCGAGTGCTGAATTGTTGCGAGCTTGCTGATAACCTGCATCTGCAAGGGACTGAAGGGATATAGGCTTTTTACTCATGGTATTTTTCCTGTGAAATGTCGGTGCGGAATTGCATCCGACAATTTAGTTATACCCTTCCGCTATGACATTGTCGAGCATTTCACGGTGGGGTGAAATCCTAATTAGTGGTTCACGCGCACACAGCACGCCCACAGAAAAATAACTGGCATCAATAGGCACAAAAAAAGGTAGCAGGGCAATTGCCCTGCTACCTTAGATCGCGTTACGCTTTCGCTTTGAACGCGGCGATCTGGCGTTTCAGTCTTTCAACGTCTACCGTTGGATCGTTGCCGCGTGACTCAGCGTTGCGTGCTCTAGTCAGCATATCGTCTAAAGTCTTTTCGATATACTTTTCAAACGCCAACGCTTGGATACGTTCGCGTTTGACTCCAAGTTGGAGACGTCTAATCTCCTTTGCTTTCTTTATTAGATCGCCGATTCGATTAGAAGCATACGCGTTGAAGTCAGTCTTCAACTCTTGCACCATTTGATACCAAGTCATATCGTTAGACTTGAGATCGTTCATTGCTTGCTGAGTGATTGCAAAGGCAACGTGAACGTCTAGCTTTCGCTTTTCGCCGGTACACTCTTCAAACGCTTTGTTGTCTACCATTTCAACCAAGACCTTGTCCTCAGTCACTCGGAAATAGCGCGGAAACTTGATCGCTTCATTGAAATAAGTCATGTAACCTTGCTTCAACTCGTCGCGTTGCTCCTTGTTCATTTGTTCGTCACGCGGAGCGTTTAAGTCTCCGAGCGTTGGAATACGTGACATTGCGAATTTCGCAATGTCTACAATCCGAGACTCGGTCTTGCCTTGTTGATAACCAACATCGGCGAGTGAGTGCAATTTAAGGTCTTGCTGACCGTTGGCTTTAGCCATGGTGCTCTCCTTGAGCGTGAATGTCAGAATCCGTCTGACTCGGTATCTATACTTATACGCTTCCCGCATGACATTGTCTAGGATCTCACGGTAGCGTGAATCGCTAATTAGCAGCGACGCGCTCGCACAGCACGCGCACGGACACATAACTGGCATCAAAGATGTGGAGTCAAAAAAAGAGAGGAGCCTTACGGCTCCTCTCTTAATCACATAACCCGTAGAATCTTGCGGGCCTTGTCGTATCTAATCCAGACTTGTTGACCGTCGAACGGACTAGACTTATTAAGATAACGTCCTGTTACTGCACAGCGGAAGTCCTTGTTGTTATTCCAATCTTCCATAACTGCGGCCTTGCTTTTATAGTCGCGGCCATACGCTGGCAGTGCGTGTATGTCATCCATGATGCTCTCCTGTTGAGGGGCAGGTTCTCTGCCCCTCGTTGCGTTACGCTAGCAGTCTAGCAGTGCTCTGCTAGCGACTACCCGACCCATCCGAGTCCTAACCCGCACAACGTGCGGCCCGAATGATCTGCCGTAGCATCTCATCCACTCCAAAGCCTCAACTTGCGTCCAGGCTTTGTGAGTGATCTGCCTGTCACTCTCAAGGTCGAGGATCTCAACTCGATACGGCTGTAACGCTGCCTTCACGGTCTGCAGTAGCAGACGAAACACTTTAGCCATATGGCCTCCCGTGTAATGCCAAACTCCCTTTGGCGTGGGGTATGGAACGTTTTCCATGACTTTACTTATACCGAACCCCACGGCCTTTGTCACGCATCCCACGGTAACCCCACCGGCCCCCCACCCCCTAGACTGGCGGCTTGGCGCACACCCCCCTCCACCCCATAATTTGCACAAATGATTTATATAATCCTCAATATTAGAAACACCCCCCTTGTTTTTTAGGTTCCATCGGATTACATTACAACCCTATGCCAACATATATGTTAGATATAGACCAAAATATCCCTCTGCCTGCCGACGCAGCAGAAGCCCTACCCCCTATGACCCCCAAACAAGAATTAGAGGTCAGGACTAGGACTATAAAACTTATAGCAGATCTCCAGGGCAAACCCATTCATCCCACCGAGCAAGATAAAACTCAAGCTCGTGAGTTAGCTAAGAAAATGGTTGAAGACCCCAAAAATCACATCCAGTTCAGTAATTACAAAAACGAAACTCTTGCGTATTTGGCTGGGATGGTTGCCCAATATGACCAAATGCTTGTTAGGGATTTGGCTGACTACAAGTTATTTGTAGTTAATAAGCTGGTAGAACAGACAGATTCTAAAAACCCAAGGGAAGTTATTGCTGCCTTGCGTGCCTTGGGTGAAATTGATGGCGTAGATGCCTTCAAACGCAGAACAGAATTAACAATTAAAGTCAAACCTATTGACGAAGTCGAAAAAGACCTGCTGTCTAAGCTAGAAAAACTTGAGCGGCTCACTAAATTTGCTGACACTCAAGACATAATCGATGTCGAACCCACTGAAACTGACCCCTCAGAAGATAGCGACTCTTAAAAAACTCTTACCCTTTGCTTCTCCTGACGAAAAACGGGAGATTTTGCAGGATTTAGAGTTCTGGGAGTCGCAGCAGGCTCAATCTTTTGGGCAAAAGAGCCTTTTAGCCTTTGCAGACCATGTGTACCCCGGCTACAAAGTGGGTCCACACCATAGAAAACTAGCTAAAATCTTTGAAGATATAGCTAACGGGCGTAAAAAACGGGTAGTCGTTAATATTGCCCCCCGTCACGGCAAGTCAGAACTCATTTCTTACCTAGCCCCGGCTTGGTTTTTGGGTAAATTTCCCCATAAAAAGATCATTATGGCTTCCCACACGGCAGATCTAGCCGTTAATTTTGGCCGTCGGGTGCGAAATTTGGTGGCTAACGATGCCTATAAGCAAATTTTCCCGCAAATTGAACTACAACAAGATTCAAAGTCGGCTTCTCGATGGGGCACTAACTTTAACGGCGAATATTTTGCTATTGGTGTTGGGGGTGCTCTTGCTGGTAGGGGTGCCGATCTTTTTATTATCGATGATCCTCATTCCGAGCAAGAGGCCAAACAGGGTAGACCGGATGTATTTTTACCAGCTTGGGAGTGGTTTCAGTCTGGCCCTATTCAGCGTCTTATGCCTGGGGGCGCTATTATTATTGTTATGACTAGATGGTCAAAACTTGATCTAACCGGTCAGGTTGTGAACCATATGACCAAAAATGAAGACGCAGATCAGTGGGAAGTGATTGAATTCCCTGCTATTTTACCTAGCGGTAAACCACTTTGGCCTGAATTCTGGACGGCTGAAGAACTTAATGCCAAAAAAGCTTCGCTTGATCCCCGCTACTGGCAAGCTCAGTACATGCAAGACCCAACGGCTGAGGAAGGTGCGTTAATTAAGCGTGAATGGTGGAAAATATGGGAGAAAGACGACCCACCAAAGTGTGAATATGTCATCATGTCTCTTGACGCGGCCCAAGAAACTAACAATCGTGCCGATTACAACGCGCTTACTATATGGGGCGTATTCTTTAATGAAGAAGTCAACAACTACAACATCATATTGCTAAATGCCATTAAAAGACGGATGGAGTTCCCAGAACTCAAAAAGTTGGTCTTTGAAGAATATAAAGAATGGCAACCAGACACATTTATTGTTGAAAAGAAATCTAATGGCGCGGCGCTTTATCAAGAACTACGTAGAATGGGTGTACCGGTACAAGAGTTCACGCCAAGTAAGGGTCAAGATAAAATATCCAGAGTCAACGCAGTAACTGATTTATTTGCTTCTGGTATTGTCTGGGCACCCGAAATGCGATGGGCAAAAGAAGTAATAGAAGAATGCAATGACTTTCCCAGCGGCTCAAACGATGATTTGGTTGACTCGACAACACAGGCTCTAATTCGGTTCCGTAAAGGTGGTTTTATTAAGTTACCATCAGACGAACCTGAAGAAACTGTCTTTTTTAAGCGTAAAAACCAATACGCTTACTATTAGGAATAGATCATGGCTACAAGCAGCTTTTTCGACAAGTCGTTAAACCAAGCTCCACGCGGGTTAACAGACCGCGACGATATGGAAGAAAGCCCAGGTATTGAGATTGAGATTGAAGACCCTGAGTCTGTAGCTATTGGTCTGGGCGGTTTAGAGATTGTTATTGGCAAGGAAGACGATGTTGGTGACGAGGATTTTAATGCCAACCTTGCCGAAAAGATGGATGAGAAAGAGCTGGCTACGCTAGCTAATGATCTGTGTGGAGATTTTGATGATGACATTTCATCCCGTAAAGATTGGATGCAGACGTTTGTTGATGGATTAGATTTGCTGGGTTTAAAGGTCGAGGATCGCACAGAACCTTGGCCTGGAGCTTGCGGGGTATACCACCCGCTACTAACTGAAGCAGTTGTTAAGTTTCAGTCAGAGACCATCATGGAGACTTTCCCAGCGCAAGGTCCGGTGCGCTCTAAGATTATTGGGGAAGAAACTAAAGAAAAGAAAGAATCTGCTATGCGTGTGCAGGCGGATATGAATCACCAGCTTACCGATGTAATGATTGAATATCGGCCTGAGCACGAGAAGATGTTGTGGGGGCTGGGGCTAGCGGGTAATGCATTTAAGAAAGTCTATTATGACCCGCGACTTGGCAGACAAACATCAATGTATGTATCCGCAGATGATCTGGTAGTGCCTTACGGTGCCGCAAATATTGAGTCTGCAGAGCGTGTTACGCATGTGATGCGTAAGACTAAAAACGAGCTGCAACATCTGATGGATGCAGGGTTTTATATTGATATTGAGCTTGAAGATCCAACTGATTCGCTTGATGAAGTTGAGAAAAAGATTGCTGAGAAGATGGGGTTCAGAGCTACAACGGATTCCAGATACAAAATCCTAGAGATGCACGTTGACTTGGATTTGCCAGGGTTTCCTGATAAAGATGAGGATGGGAAAAAGACTGGACTTGCTGTTCCTTATGTCGTAACAATTGAAAAATCAAACAGCAGAATCCTCTCTATCCGAAGAAATTGGAATCCAAGTGATGAACTAAAACAAAAACGCCAGCATTTTGTTCACTACGGCTATGTCCCAGGCTTTGGCTTTTATTATTTTGGTTTAATTCACTTGATCGGTGGGTTTGCTAAGTCAGGCACATCAATTCTTCGCCAATTAGTTGACGCTGGTACGCTATCTAACCTTCCTGGTGGGTTTAAGACCAAGGGCATGCGTACGAAGGGTGATGACACCCCATTTTCCCCTGCTGAATGGCGCGATGTCGATATTGGCTCAGGCACACTTAAAGACAACATCATGCCGCTTCCATACAAGGAGCCTTCGCAAGTATTAGCGATGTTGATGGATAAGATCATTGATGAAGGCAGACGGTTTGCTTCTGCTGCTGACCTCAAAGTCTCGGATATGTCTGCTCAGTCCCCAGTTGGGACTACGCTAGCTATATTAGAGCGTACACTTAAAGTTATGTCTGCTGTTCAGGCACGGATTCACTATTCGATGAAGCAGGAGTTCAAGCTCCTGAAAGAGATTATCGCTGACTATACGCCGGAAGAGTACGACTACGAGCCGGTTGATGGCAGACCCAGAGCTAAAAAATCAGATTACGACAATGTGGATGTAATCCCTGTCAGTGATCCGAACGCTGCAACAATGAGTCAGAAGGTTGTGCAGTATCAGGCAGTTCTTCAGTTGGCTCAGACCGCACCCCAGTTGTACGATTTACCGTATCTCCATAGGCAGATGCTTGAGGTTCTTGGTATCAAAAACGCTGAGAAACTCGTACCTATGGAGGACGATATGAAGCCGGTCGATCCGGTTTCGGAAAATATGGACTTGTTCACAGGCAAGCCCGTCAAGGCGTTTATGTATCAAGACCACGCCGCACATATCACAGTGCATATGTCTGCACTGCAAGACCCCATCACAGCTCAAATTCTTGGTCAGAGTCCAAACGCTCAAGCCATGCAAGCTGCATTTATGGCCCACATTGCCGAACATTTTGCGTTCCAATACCGCAAAAACATTGAAGACAAACTTGGAGTTCCCTACCCCGCACCTAACGAAAAAATGCCCGAAGAGTTGGAGGTCGAGGTCTCTCGCCTTGCCGCAGCAGGTGCTCAGAAACTATTGCAAGCCAACCAAGCGATGATTCAACAAGCGCAAGCACAGCAGCAAGCACAAGATCCACTTGTGCAGATGCAGCAACAAGAGCTTCAATTACAAGCTCAAGAGTTACAGAGAAAAGCGCAAAAAGATCAGACCGACGCACAGCTCAAGGCAGCTCAGATTGAAAATGAACGTATGCGGATTCAAGCACAGATGGAGCTTGATGGCGCTCGTCTAGGCGCACAAATAGCCAAAGATCAGACTGAGCAAGAGTTTAAAGAAGGGGTTGAGGCTGTCCGCAACGAGATAGAAGGTACTCGTATAGGAGCGGATATTGCTAGAAATATTGCTGCAATGCAACAACAAAGCGAGCAAGCAACACAGAAGGCAATTCAACCAAAGGGAACTGAAGAATGAATTCTCAAGTTTTAGAGTATTTGATTAAGCGTTGTCACGAGGAAGAAAGCCATTTGGCCGAGTCTCTTGGGCAAGGTTTAGCAAAAGACCACGCTGATTATCGCCACCAGTGTGGGATTATTAGAGGTTTGGCAATGGCGAGGCAAATGCTAATTGACATAGCAGAAAGGATGGAAAACGACGATGAGTGAACTCCTAGTAGGGTCTACAAGCGGCTCTGCAACGGTACTACCTGAAACCGCTGAAGAAAAAGCTCGACAACTGCCCGATCCGTCAGGTTATCGAATTTTGTGCGGAATCCCTGAAATTGATGGCAAATTTGACAACGGTTTGGTAAAAGCCGAAGTAACTTTACACCACGAGGAGTTACTTACTACGGTGCTGTTCGTTATCAAGATAGGGCCGGATGCGTATAAAGACGAGAAGCGATTCCCGTCTGGGCCATTTTGTAAGGTCGGTGATTTTATATTAGTGCGTCCGCACGCAGGTACACGATTAAAGATTCATGGTCGTGAGTTTCGTATTATTAACGATGACTCTGTCGAGGGGGTTGTAGAAGATCCTCGTGGCATTAGTCGCGCATAAAGGGGTTAAAAATGGCTAATCAAGAAAACACCAACACTGAAATTGAAATTGAGATTGAAGACGATACGCCCCCGGAGGATCGCGGGCGGCAACCGTTACCGCAAGAACTTGTAAAAGAGCTTGAGGAAGACGAGCTAGAAGAGTATTCCGACAAAGTTAAAACCAGACTCAAGCAAATGAAGAAGGTCTGGCACGATGAACGCCGTGAGAAAGAACGCGCTTTACGTGAGCAACAAGCTGCATTAAATGTAGCTCAACAATTACAAAATGAAGTTAAGCAGTTACGATCAAAAGTAACTGAAAATGAAGGGTATTTAGTTAATACAGCTACAAACGCAGTTGTATTAGAACTTCAAAATGCAGAAAAGGATTATAAAGAAGCCTATGAAGCAGGGGATTCTGATAAGTTATTAGAGGCTAATAAACGACTAACTGAAGTCTCTCTTAAACTTGAAAGATTAAGAAGTTATAAACCCCCTGTACAATCTCAAGAAAATGATGTAAATTATTCTCAACCGCAGCCACAGGCTCCACGGTTAGACCCTAAAACTGATTCATGGCGTAGACAAAATACGTGGTTTGGATCAGATGATGAAATGACTGCAGCAGCTCTAGGTTTAAACAACAAACTACTTAGGGAACGTGGTCAGGCATTTGAGGGTTCTGACGAGTACTGGGAAATCGTTGATAAAACGATGCGTAAAAGATTCCCCGAATATGATTGGGGAGACCAACCTGCTGAGTCAGCTACAAAAACTGCTCCAGCACGTACAGAAAAACCAGCTAGTATTGTGGCCCCTGTTTCTCGTAGTACGGCCTCCACAAAGGTCAGACTAAAAGATTCTCAGCTTGCCATCATCAAAAAGATGGGTATAACACCTGAGCAATATGTTAAAGAAATGATGAAATTGGAGCGTACAAATGGCTGAAAATCGTTTATCCAGAGAAGTTGAAAACCGCGAAAAATCTGCTCGCCCAAAACAGTGGAAACGCGCTGATGTTTTACCCGAAGTTGATCCAATGCCTGGATATGTGCCTAGATGGGTACGAGTATCTTCGCTTGGTAAAGCTGACCCTAAGAATATCTCTGCCAAACTCAGAGAAGGTTGGGAGCCAGTAAGGGTTGAAGAACAGCCAAACCTCATGTTTATGCGCGATGAGAATAGTCGGTTTAAAGACAACATCGAGATTGACGGATTGTTGCTCTGCAAAATGCCTGAAGAGTTTGTGAAACAACGTACAACACACTTCAATAATGTTGCCAAAGCCAACATGGATGCTGTAGACAACAACTTTATGCGTGAGAGCGATGCCCGTATGCCACTCTTTGCTGAGAAGCGTACAAAAGTATCGTTCGGTAAAGGAACTTAATTTTTTAAACGAGGTCAAAAATGGCATATCCTGTTATTGACGCTCCCTACGGTTTTAAAGCTATTAATGAGCTTAATGGCCTACCGTATGCAGGAGCAACAAGACAGTTCCCGATTGCCCGAAGCTATGCGACTAGCATTTTCTACGGAGATCTAGTTCAACTTCAGACAGACGGAACTTTAATTCTAACGTCCTACTCTGCCGCTTCCAGCCCTACTTCGGTGATTGCTGGTGCAATTGGTGTGTTTGTTGGTTGTCAGTTTACTAACCCAACGACGAAGCAACTTCAGTTCTCGCAGTATTATCCTGCTAGCACTGCTGCTGACGACATCGAAGCTTTTGTTGTGGATGATCCATCTGCTCTGTTCAAAGTTGTTATGGTTGGTCAGACTTCCAGCGAAAGCAATACTGCCTCTACGGTTGGCTACGCTAACCAGTCGTTTATTGGAACTAACGTGTACGCGGTTACCGGTGTTGCTGGTAGCACTACTACGGGCAATTCTAAGATGGCTGTGTCTGGTGATGGTCCTTCCAACGGCACAGGTAACGTCCGTGTTGCTTCTAGTTCGCTGCCATTCCGTGTTGTGGCTGTTGTGCCTGAAACTGCTTATGCCGTAACTGGTACGGGCACTTCTGCAAGCACGACAATTACTCTGGACGCTGCCGTTACTGGCCTTCAAGCTGGTATGGCTGTTATTTGTCCCGCAGCTTCTGCTGGTGGACAACCAGGGAACTACAACTACGTT